CCTGCTCACCGTGTAGGTCATCAGCCGTCAAGAATGTCTCCTCTTTCAGCTTCTCCCACAAAGGATCCGAAGTCGGAAATCGGAAGCTCAATTGGTAGGTACTGCCATCTTCTTGGACAATCCTATCCTCGTAAGCAGCGTTCAGAGGTGTGTTGCCATTTGTTAAATAAATCAAATCTTATACCTCCAATTCGGTCGAATAGTGATCTTACGGACGTTTCCGGTAAACGAAACACCAACCTTTCCAGTAGGAATTTCCAAGAATCCCCCACGTTTCCGGAGCGTGTTCTGCACCGCACCAGTAGCGTTATAGATATTCTGCTTGCCCTGCCTACAATCAATCGTGGCCTTGGTCTTAATCGCTAGATACATGGTTTTCCGGCCAATCGTGAGAGAGATATCACCATCTCCCTCAACCTCAATGATTGGCTCAGAATAAATCGTACCAGGATTGTTGACTGTACCAGCCGCCGTCAGCACCACAGGCGCTACATCTTTTTGATAGCGGAACGGTTGCATGTCCAGCTTAATTTCTAACTTCCAAGCATGATTCCCAAAAGGTTCAAAACTAGCAGTCACAAAATTAGCATAAAACAATGAACCAAGCTGATAGCTAAACTCCAAAACATTGTCATTCGATTGAAATTTATCAAGAATGCTTGAAATCTCAACCATTTTTTTAACGTGGAGAGTGAAGGGCCTTTCGTAACTGTCGAAAGAACCATCCAATACACGGTAACTACCATTGACTCCGTGAAGGTTGGCTACCTCCCCTCTCGGTTTAGCAGCCTCAACTTTCCCAAAGTCAGTGACAACACAACCAGGAAGGGTCGAGGTGTTAAAACCATTGATGATCATATAATTCATTAAATTCCCTCCCTTGCATAAATTGCACCATGTTGTTCATATGTTTTTAGTGAGATAATATCATTGTCCAGATAAACGTCTGACGATTTTTCAAGGATAGCAGTAAGGATCTTCTCCATACTTGCTCTCAGAATTGCTATCTCAGACACGGTTTTATTTTCATGCGCTTCAAATTGAGCTGACGGCATTGCCAACTGAGCCTCAAGACTTTTAGTAACGGACGCAGAGGAATTAAGATCCAGATTATCTCCTGAAAACACATCCGCAATCTCACCAGCCATCCCTCCGACAGTTTGCTTCACATCTTTGAAACGTTCTTGCAATCCTTGGTCTAAACCTTTCATGATTGCATTACCAGCAGGAATCAAAAGCTTCCGGTCATATTCGATAGGACCTTTGTGATCACGGATCCAGCCTGCGATACCGCCGACAAAGTCGGTAACAGAAGACCACATAGACTGCAAACCATTCAAGAAACCTTGTAAGATTGCTTGACCAGCAGCGAATAGGTCAATATTCCACAATTGATTAAAGAATCCAGTTACATTACTTATCAGATTAGATACCGCATTAGACATGCTATTCCATGCGTTCTGTGCTCCAGATACCAGACCATTGATAATACTTAGAACGCTAGACGATAGAGAACTCCAAGCATTACTTGCCGTTGACTTAATACCTTCCCACAAGCTAGAGAGAAAGTTCATGAAGCCGTCCCAGATACTTTGAGCTCCCTGCACCAAACCTGTGATTAGATTTGATACAGTAGATTTTATCCATTCCCAAGCAGTAGATGCAGCCGACTTGATAAATTCCCAAATCGCAGATAAAGTAGCTGAAAAATTTTCAAAAACAGCAATACCATAACCAACAATAGCATCTACAACGCCAGAAAAGAATGTTTTGATACCTTCCCATATCAGAGAAATGCCATTTTTAATACCTTCCCAAATTAGAGAAAGATCAGCTCCCAGCTGATTAAAGTTCCCTGTCACAAGGTCGATGATGATCAGAATAGCACCCAAGAAAATCGATTTGATAAATTCCCAAGCGCCTTGAAAAATCATCTTAATCCCTTCCCAAATTTGAGTAAGACCGTCTGAAATGTTATTCCAAACATTCATGAATCCATCTATAAACGGTTGAACAATCGTCATCACTGCTGTTGTGATAGCTGTCCAAGCAACAGATGCAGCCTCTTGGATGCTTACCCATAAATCAGAAAAGAATGTTGCAACAGCATTCCACATCGCCTTCAAAGACTCGATGTAAGCATTCCAGGTTGTAACAACTCCATCCCACAAAATGCTAGCACCTTCAGAGATACCAGACCAAATACCGACAAAGAAATCAGCAATCCCCTGCCATGCCTGCTTGATCCAATCCACAAAAGATGACCAAATTTGTTGACCAGTTTCTGTTTGTGTGAAGAACCAGGTTAAAGCTGCAACTGCTGCTGCAATCCATCCTATAAGTGGGATTGAAGAAATAGCTGCCGTAATACTCGTAGCAAAAGTTGTTATTGCTGTCTTAGCAATTCCAAGAGCTCCACTTATTCCGCCTAAACCTTGTAAAAAGTTTGCAAATTTCACTACTGGCAAACCAATTCCTAAAGCAACTACAGCTGACTTAAGTAAATCTGCTGCTAACTGATTCTCTTTAAAAAATTTAGTAACTTCTTTTAAAATTCCTGAAGCTTCTTTCAGAATTCCAGTCAATGCCTCAAATGCAAAACTGAGCAAGTTCACTCCCTGCTCGCTGTCTTTGATCCCTAAAAGGTCTCCGACGAAATCAGCTACAATGCTACCAACATTACCGATAACTGATCCGATATTTTCAAAGGTTACTCGGATATTATCCGCAATATTGACAATTTGAGTTGCAGCATCCTCGCTAAAACCAATCGTATTCAGAATATCAATGTTATCTTGCTTGCTTAATGATCCAAAGATCATATCAAAGAAAGTCTCAAAGATCCCTGTTACACGAGCCAGCTGATCAAAAACTGCACTTCCAAAGGCATCCCCAAAAAGCTGAGAAGCAATCTGACTAATCCCTTCAGTCAGAACCAAGCCAAGGCCAGAAAAAATATTTCCAACCATTGGTAAAAAATTATCAAAGAGAAAGGTCGATGTTGTTTTAAGCAAAGCATGTAGAGAAGGCAGGATATTCTCCCCCAATGCTAGCTTACCAAGGACATTCTGAGCAGCTGCTTTCATGGATTCAAAGGAACCGCTAAAAGTAGATGCCGCCTCTTTGGCAGTTGTACCAGTGATGTCGAGATTTTCTTGGATAGCATGGATAGCATTATAAACATCTGAAAGGTTGTTAATGTCGTACTTAACACCCGTCAACTTCTGAGCGTCATTCAAAAGGCGCTCCATTTCCTGCTTGGTACCACCGTAACCAAGCTTCAGGTTGTCCAACATAGTGTAGTTTTGCTTCGCAAAACCTTGATAAGCCATCTGAATACTTTCCATCGATGTCCCCATCTTGTTCGCATTATCTGACATATCAATCATGGCCATATTAGCCGTTTCAGCAGCTTTGTTTGTATCACCACCCAAAGACTGCAAGAGACTAGCTGAGAAGCCTGTCACGTTCTCCATGTAAGCATTCGCTGACAAGCCCGTTGTCTTGTAGGCTTCATTAGCATATCCCTTGACCTTGTCAGCAGAACCTTTAAAAAGAGTTTCAATTCCTCCGAGCGATTGCTGAAGTGCTGCACCTTCACTGATAGCAGCTGAAAAGGCCTTGCCAATCCCTGCCGCTGCAATAACCTTTGTCATAACGCTAACAATACTAGAGCCTAATGACTGTCCGGCGCTTTGCCCTGCTGCGCTAGCTTCAGGATTGAGGAGTGATTGGATTTTACCAGTAATACCTCTGGCTGATGGTATCAATTGTACATAAGCCTGTGCTATTTCTGTCGCCACTAATCCTCACCTCCAATCTTTTCTAAAATTTTCTGACGATATTCTTCAAAGTCCTCACCAGAATCAAAGATCATCTCCTTGCTTTCTTTAGCTTTATTTTTACCTGTCAGTTCCTGCGCAACCATAACAGGTTTATTGATTCCTTTCTGGCCATCTGTTGTCTTAAACCAAACAAGCGCAGAAAGCCTATCAAGAACACTCGCAAGCAAAAAAGTTTCAAAAGGAACTTTGCTATTGGTCATTGCTAGTTTGATCCGTGAATCATCTCTCAGACCAAAAGCAAAGACAGCTACCTGGTCAGCAGGTAACTGTCTGTAGTCAAAAATTCCATAAGTTTCAGCTAAATCACAGATAAGAGCGTCTTCATCTGTTTGAATCATTCTAGCAAGGAGCGCTATTTTTTTAACTGATTCTGACTTGTGAAAATCTCACTAATTTCTGCTCCCATTTTATCCAAAGGAACAATGCCATCCGCAGTTCGCACATGATTTTTCAAATCTTCGGATTTGTTACCAAGCATGAGTTGTACTACTTTTGGTAAAACTGCCGGATTTGTATCTACTTCAGCGATGGCTTCAAGCAGCTCATAGTTTTCCAAGCGCTCTTTTGTGATTTCAAAAGCAAATCCGGTTGAAGTCACACCACGGATTGTTTTAATTTGTGGCGCAGCTCCTTTATTTTTCTTTTTGCGATTTTGTTTTGACATGATTAAGCTCCTTTGATGTATTCATAGTGTGTATCGTCAGCAGCGTTAGGGAAGGCAGTGACTGTCGTACCATATCCAAGAACACTTCCATCGTTATAAGTGATTTCATCAATGGAAGTTACCTTTCCTGAAGGGATAACAATACGTTTAAGTACACCACCTTTTAGAACTGTTTCGATTACCAGACAGTGATGTGGCAATTCTTTTGAATTTGCCTTGATCGTAATTCCTGATGACAAATCCCCAGATACATTATCTGGTCCATAGACTTCCTTCAAAACATGTAGATTCAATGCTTCAATAAGCATATATTTGAATGTGTCTGTTTTTTCCTTTTGAACTGAACTTACAACAACACCGCCCCAAGCTTTGATATTTTCTGACTCTGGCGAGTTACTGTTGGTCATACCGTCTTCTGAAATATAACCTAGTGCTTCAAACGCCTGATCTAACTTTGTTGTTGCGTCTGTCGGCAGTGCTGTGCCAAGAGGGGCCGAATAGACCGCACCTCCGATTTTAGGTTTTGCAGTCGTTACATTTGCTTCTTTTCCCATTTAATTTCTCCTTTTTAAAAATAATTAATATCAAATACGGCTTGATATCGATATTGTTTCGTTTCAGTGTCCGTAAAATTGTAATCGCTGTTTAGGTGGACACCACAGATTGAATCTAATTCAATCAACCCTTTTACAGCCTGCTTCACTTTGACATTGAGCTCGGCAGCCTTCTGCATAGTAGGACCATAGCTTTGAAAAGCAAAAGTCGCACTACCAGAATGATTCCGCTCCTTTCCTCCTGTCTTTTGAATAATGACAAAACTATCAGGAGCTTCAGCTTCATGCTCAAAAAATGACGGTACATCTAAATGACCGTCAAGATATTTCTTGATAATAATTTCAATCATTTAATGCACCGCCTTCAACAAAGTGTTATTTTTCAAATTATCCCTCTTCGCTTTTCGCGTAGCTGGATAAATCATAGCATTGGCCCTTGTCTTACCAACGTGGCTATCTTGTTCATAACCAGGGCCACATCTTTTTTTAATGACTGTCGCTTCTTTGTTCAGAATATCCTGAACCTCTTTTGATTTCAAAAGAGCTCCTACACCCGCACCGATAAGCTTGACTTTGAAATTACTCATACGCTTCAACCATCACTTTCTTATTCCATTCCAGAGGCATCATTGCTTCAATGCCTTCTAAGGGAATGCCAATCGTGCGCCACTTGCGCCCAAAGAAACGAACTTCACGGTCTTTCCACTCGTTCTGATCGCCTTTTGGAATACCTAGCGTATAAGAAGCCTTCTTCCCAGTCAAACTAAGCTGGGTAGTGACATCTTCTGTCGAAGCTGGAACAACCAGGACATTATCTACTTGGATTTCAGTATTCTCATAGATAGGATGCCCAAAGTCATCCTTTCCAGTCTTAGTTTTCCCAATCAAAGTTACAGTAATTCCTTTAATCCGTCCCATAGATATCAATCACCCCATATCTTTGCTTTTTGAGGCCCAGACGTTTCAATTCTGAATCCTTGATAAAGAGACCGCCACCAGGGACTAGATAAGAACCACTTACGGAATATCCCAAGGCACTTTCAGCAAATTGAGTCACTGGCTCTTGGTCAGTTGAAGTCATCAACGTGCGAGCCACCACATCAACCGTGACGGACTTAACGACCATGGCAAAAGATGGATCAGTAGCCACCAACCCATCTAAATCTTTACCAACTTTTTTAGCTTCGACGCGAAGAGAATGAGAAACAACTTCCAACAGCGCCTCGGCTNCCGCCCGCCACAATTTTTTCAAATCTTCGACTGTTGCAAAGTTTTCCATCTAACTCACCCTTCGTTTGCGATTAGTAAATCAAGCAAAGCAGATTTATTTGCCTTGCTATCATACTCAACACCCAATTCATCAAGTTTCGACTTGATTTCTGGAACAGTCAGACGATATTCGTCCTTAAATTCACTAATGGGAACCCAGTCGCCCAGCAATTTACAATCTGTTTCAATTGTCACCAAGGTTTCTTTATTAATATATTCCATATTAAGCCTCCACACGAGCAAATGCCTGCTCGTCAAGAATTCCCCAACCTACATACACTTGTGTACGCAAGCAAACTTCACGGTAGCGTTTCAAGTCACGACCAGCTCCATCTGGATCACCGTACTTAATGATTTCAAGAGGAATTTCCTCTGCATACCCCCATTTAACAGCATTTTCAAAATCACCAACGATAACATGGTCTTTTTTAGCTGAACTTGCTACGGTAGTCAATGTTTTATTAACATCAGACTTCATTCCGTAAAACGATCCTGGATTTTGGCCAAAACGGTATTCAGGATATTGGACTACCCCGTTTACCTTGATGTTTCCAAGTGCTGCTCCTGCAGCAGGAGACAATGCAATACCGTTGACTTCGCAATCATTTGCTGTGATGGTTGCAACAGCAGCATCAATGTTTTCATCAATTTTACTTGCTTCATAAGCAACTACATTTCCTGTAATCAAGCCATCAAATGAGTTTGTGGCTTTAAAAGAAGCATCTGTCATTGATTTTGGTTCAAGTCCATGGAATGAAGCAATATCAATTGCTTGTGCCACTTTTTTAGACAAACCATCAATAAATGATTTGAGGTAAGACAATTGTTTTTCTTCCGAACAATTTACAAACTCCTCAGATACCCGTGCTTGATAAGTAATCAAAATAGGTTTGATTACCTTTGGTTTCATAGTCGCACTTCCAGCACTTGAAGGATTGCCTTCACCTACGATTTCAGCATTTCCTTCAAGATTGAATACAAATGTTTCAGTTCCAGAAAATGGAATAGGTTCTCGAGTAGTAAGTTTTGCAAGGGTTGAATGTCCCTGTACCTTACTAAAAATGTCTTGGACTGTTTCGACTGGGAAAAGATCCCCTGTTTGTAGTGTTGCCATTAATTATTCTCCTCTCATTTTGTGCAACATTCCTTTTAATGCTGCATCTTTATCATCGCCTAAACTAGGCTCATTTGTTCTTAGTGGTGGGATTGATTCTTTAGATTTCATAAACCCAGCCAAGCGCTCTGCATCTGCTTTGAAGCTATCTTCATCAGTTCCTTGCAAACGGTCTGCAAGGTCGTAAGGCAATCCATGTTGCAAAGCCACACGAGTTCGCAGACTAGCTGTCTCATAATTAGAGATCTGCTTCTGCATGTCTTCAAGTTGCTTGTCAGCATCCGCCTTACTTTGACGATTAGCTTCGATTGTTGACTTCAAGTCAACATTTTCTTCTTCCAATTCGGTAACACGAGACTTGAGCTGATCATAGTCGCTATACTTCGATTTCTCACGAGCTAAGCGTTCTTTGATAGCATTATCAAATTCTTCTTGTGTAGTGATTGGTTTAAATTCTGACATTCTCATGTCTCCTTTCTCCTGCTTCCCCGGCAGTTCGGTAATTTTGGGCATCAAAAAAAGCAGTCACAAGACCGCTTATTTTAATAACTGATTTTTTGCTTTTTCTTAGGCTTGGTCGTAGCACAAGCCCAATGCGCAAGCAAAGCGCTATCCATCAAAGAAATATCCATGTCGTCAAAGTGCGATCGATAACCAAAGCCACCATTTGAACCAATATTTCGCTTGTCACAGTTAGTAGCTACTTTAGACAATGACGGCTGGCCAGCGTGACAGATGGTCTTCTGGTAAATCCCCTGTTCCCAAAGAGCGTTGGCCACGATGATTTCTTTCACCGTTGGCAGAATCACATTCTTGACTCTGTAGTCCTTCAACTCTTCGTCAAGGATCTTTTGACCACTTGCACCATCAATGACAATCTGAGCCACATCAGCTTGACGCAAGAAAGCAACCATCCACTCATTTCCATTACGAACAGATTGACAATCGACTGTCTCGATAAAGTAACGGCCATCTTTGGTCCGTGCAGCAATACTCAATGCCACGTTCGTTCCATCTTGACCGTATTTGATACCAACAGACAGTTTTCCAGACAATTCTGGGACATCATCCACCTTGAGCTCATTCCACTCCGTTTCAGAAATAGCAGATTTCTGGTTGTAAGTCGGCCAAAATCCCAAACGTTGGATATTATGGTCTAACTTATCCTCACCAAGTTCTGCCTCAATTTTCCGCTCGTTCAAATGGTAGCCCATGGATGGATTAGAATTATACCAGGCTTCCACATCGTCGATTTCCTTTTCATCAGAAACTGACCACTCAGCCCAGCCAGAATACTTCCCTTTGCCGAAAAGACAAGTCTCACGATACTTAGTAAAGACCGTGCCGCTTGATACAGGTGTTGGAGGCGTTCCACACATGATTGTGATAGGATTTGCACTATCCGTAACCGTGTACTTCAAAGCAGATTCTTGCTCGGTCGTGTACTCTTGAGCCTCATCAATGATCAGCATATCAAAACCTTCACCAAGACCGCCATTTGATGTCCTGGTACGGAATTGGATAACACCACCTGTTGAATAAAGTTCAATTCTCTCCTGCCCCTTCGCACGAATGGAATTGAAATCCTCACCATCCACATACCCCA